CTTTTTTTTCTGGTTCTTGCTCTTTTGGTTCTTCTTTTTCTTCATCTTTTGTTTCTTCAACGGTTTTATCTTCGTCAGGCTTTTTGTCAGAAGCTTTTTTTTCTAACTCTTCTGCGTCTTGTTTTTTAATGGCTTCAACTAAACTACGTGCTTCTTCAAATTTGCCATCTGACAATAAATCATGTGCCTTTTTGATTTGCTCTTCACGATTCAATCAATCTCACTCCTTCACTAGCTTTCTGTTTTAATTATAGCATACATATTAGAAGTTGTGGGCTTTAAATTACAAGCCCAACAGCTCCAATTCAACTTCTAAGCGTTGTTTCTCTAATTCATTAACAGCTTCTTCTAGTGAGCGTGTAGCAACTCGCACATCTGTGTCATCATAGGCTGGGATGGATACTAGAGAAATTTCTAATAATGAACCAATCTTGTTGATTGAACGTTTCATGATGTCTTTACCTTTTGTCCATTTGTCTTTAGCTACTGTGAAACCAAACGAGCACTGATTCAGGTCACCACGTTTTACAAGTTCCATTGCGTCACGTCCATTGCTTGTGTCAGGAAGTACACAACGAAAATGTAACCCAATGTCATCTACGTTCAGTTCCAGTGTACCACTTGAGGTGCGTCCTAATAGTTTACTAGAATCATGATCCATGAAACACCGTACGTCTGTTAAGTCTACCCCTTCTAATGCTTCTGGTGAAATTGTTTCCACAAATCCACCTAAATTACGTGATTCTTTATTAAATTTTAGTGCATATCCTTCTACTACATTATCCTCTGTCTTCTCCAGTGTCTGTAGGGCTCTGATCTCCAAGTTCTTCTTCATTAACATTCACATCCTGTTCTGTTTTATTTTCACTTGTTTCTGGTGTTTGACCAAGTAAGGCTTCTCCTCCTTCAATCTCAGTAAAACCAAGATACTCACGTGCGTCATTTACCGTTAAGGCTTGTGCAAATTCAGACTTCACTCTTCCTTCTGCAATTCTACGCAGTCTATCTTCTTTTGTATCTTGACGTAGTTTAGATAAATCTAACTCTAACTCTACTCCTAATTTTAGATTCAACTCGTCACAGATAGATGATTCATACATCGCAATAGTACTGGCAATATAAATATCATTCTGACCTGTGTCAGATGAGTTGACTAGTTCTTGTCCAAATCTGTTGATTGGAATACCCAACACCTTAGCGATTTGTTGTGTGCTAAATTTATTGGCTTGAATTAATTTTAGTACTTCTGTGTTGATTTTGTTCTCATTGAATTCTTGAGTTTCATCAAGAACGATTGTTCCTCCAGCGCCATTCACTTTCTCAAAGTCTTCTCTAATTTTGGCTTTCGTTTGGTTGTTTACGGTACCATTCAATAATTTAAGAATGCCGCCTGAGAATACACCTTTTGAAAAGAAATTGTTTAGTACTTTTAGTCCGTTGGTTTGTAGTGATATTTCCTCATTAAGAGATAATAGTGGTGAACGGCCTAACCACCCATCTGTTGTGCTTAACTTGAAGTGTAAAATGTCGTTAGGCTTGCATTTATACATGATATTACCATATGGCATGTTAACCTCATATCTGTATAAACCTGTTGCAAGGTCTCTGATTACGTTTACTTGTTGTGTTTCAACAAACTCCAATTCTTTAACTGAGCCATCGTTATTCCTATGAATGAGAACATATGCATTACCAGTTAAAATTAGGTTTGACACTACTGCATACATCATAGTGTAGTGTGATTGATTCGTTTTTGGTTCTTTATTTAGTAATGTTAACAGGTTTTCATCTATGCTACTGTTGTTAACCGGTTTGAATGGACTTTGCGCAATATCCCCAGCAATGATATTCACACCTGTATAAATATCTGAGTTTGTAAGCGCTTTTAGTCCTGTAAAATTGGTACTATATACTGTGCCAGTATTGATATAATCAATAAGCTGTTGTTCTGTGACTGGTGTATCCTTATTTATAAATAATCCCATGTATTATGACCTCCCTTCTCCTGAGTTAGTGGCTTCATAGTATAGCACGATTGATGGAATCATGAATCCTATACCACACGTAAGTAAACCAAGTGTATTTGATACTAAAAACGCTGATAAAGCGATAAATACTGCGCTAATTATATACAAAACAGCTACAATAACCGCAACAAATTTCATGTTTTCACGCTCCTTTTGCGATATTTCTAACTCTATTTTAACACAAAATAGAAGAAAAAAGTATGCTGTTTAGGCATACTCTCATGAGTTGTACTAGTAACCAAAGCCAAACTCTCCCGTATCTAGTAAATCTTGCAATGTTGGTGCGTCATAATCATGATATTGAGCGTCACTCATCGCATTTATGATGGCATCAAGTGAGTCAATTTTATTTCTGTTTATTTGCTTATCAATAGCAACACTGTCATTGTATTCTTTAATCATGGCATTATATGCAGCACGATTCAATAAAGGATTATTGGTGTGCAGTACTTCACCTCTACGAATTAACTCACGCAAGGCTCTTGTTGGTGAAGATAAATAGTTGATTTTCTGCGGTACTTCAATTAGTTTTTTGGGATATGTTTTACTTAGATTAATTAAAGCTTTGTCCATCATAAATGGATCATAATAAATACCTACCAATTGTAAGTCATTATAATCTATGAAGTCACGTATCCAATCACACATTTCTTCTGTGTCAATTAGACCATCATCTCGTTGAGAAATATGAATGAGGTTCATCGCTTCATACTGTCTGTATGGTATCTTGTCAATTGACTGTTTGTGGTCAATACCTCCTACTGATGATACAAAACCATGTGTATCTAGCAATAACTTATGTTCTTCTTCTATTGGAATAATCCATGAAACCGCTGTCATGTCTGAAGTTCTGGCTAAGTCAATACCAATATATACTTTTCTACCTCTAATATTGTAATTAGTAGGTGCTTTCACTGCGTCCCATTCTTCTTTGGTTACAAAGCTATCTTTGGATGATTGAACCCAGAAATTCATTTCTTTAGTTAGCCAGCCAGATAAATCCATTTTACCTTTGTACTCATCTAAAGAGTTGTTTTTGTGTTCCATCATTGATTCATACGCTTCTGGTATCTCTAGTAAAGGGTTTGCCTTTATCCAGTTCGCTTCATCATCAACTTCTGGTAGACTATCCATTTCCCAACATAATGCTAGATAGGCGTCAGCTTTAACCTCTTCGTTTAGTAACTTTTCAACAAAGGCATAATCTATCGTAAACATTGGGCCATTCAGGTTCTTTGTTGCTGTGGAAATCATTAGAATTAGTCCTTCTACTTGTTGGGCTTGTGATGATTCTAATACTTCAATAATACTTGTGTCTTTAGCTTCCCCATACTCATCTAGAATACCGCACAAAACATCTAATCCGTCTAGTGTGTCTGCGTCACTTGACAATGGTTTAACGGTTGATTCATCACTAGCTTCAATGTCATACCTACGCACTGTAGTTCTTTTCTTCACTTCTTTTGATACGCTACGTAGTGCCATTAGTTGAGATTTTAGCATTCTGAAAACGATTCCCGCTTGCTCTTTTGTGTTCGCTGCCGCTACTACTTGACGGCTGGCTGCTGGGTTCTTACCAAATAAAAACTCATATAATGCAATACCTGCTACGATTAAAGACTTACCATTCTTACGTGCTAGAGATATATATGCTTTTCTAAAACGTCTAGTATTATCTCTCTTTTTACGCCAGCCATATAGTAAACCAATAATGAATTTTTGGAAGGTGGCTAACTTCATGGGTTTACGACTCTTGGGTTCTGGTAGCATTTCTATAAACCTAATAACTGGAAGCGCTTCTTCTGGTCTATAAATATATGGATAGTCTGGAGTTTTAGATAACTCAACTTCTTTTTGGTGACGTTCAATCGCTTTTTTAATTTTACTTCCTACACGAATATCAACTTTAATTGTTTTATATTTCCCATCTTCAACAACGTATTTCTTACCTTCTACATAACCTTTTTCAATCAAATCTATATAGTCTTGTACTGGGTCAAACATTTATGTATCCTCCTTTTATGCTAGTCACTTATATTATAGCACAAAAAAATACCCACTAGTTAGCTAGACTAGTGAGTCGTTGTAGTATCTGCGAATATACACTCCCTACTTTAAGTGTATGGTCGCTTTAGTGTGCATGTCGTCAAGTAGGGTCATACTATCACACTATCCGCCAGATACTGTGGCGAGCGGTCGTTTACGTGCGCCGTACACGAGTGTTCAATATAGATAACTCCGACAGTACCTATATTTTGGTGTATCTAATGTTTACCACTTATTTGCTGTACCCATTATACCACAAACTTTTAGTTTTGTGTATGTTATCCTTCAAACATTTTTGCGAATGGATCTAATACTTCTTTTTCTTTCTCTGCTGGAAGAATTATCTTCATTCGTGAATTGATTGTTAACCCAAGGTCGTTGGTTGTTGATTTCAATTCTTTTGAATAGGAGTTAACAATATCAACCAATGGATTCTTTTTACCATCTGGAGTGATGGGTCCTTCTACTTCTAATCGTTCAATAGCGTCTTGATATAGATAGGTGTAATTGCAGTATCTTATGAGCGTATTCATATCAAGTTCTGATATTGGTAGATCGCCTATGAAAGAGCCAATGCGCGTCCACTCATTGAAAGCACCCTGCATTAGTCCAGGTGGGAAGTAACTAAAATCTAGTTTTTCATAGTTATACAGCACTTCTTCTTCTTTTTCTTTTGCTTCACGCTCCTCAGTTGTTAAGTGTTTGCTCGTTGCGTTAAGTAATTTCCTTGGTCTGGCTATGATAATCACTCCTTTCTATTTGTATTTGAATGTGTATCCACCAGTGTGATTACGTTTACCATTTATAACTTCTGACACGTGTGATGGGTTTAATCCTAATTGTCTAGCACATTCACTAGCTCCATAGAACTCTTTAGACTCCTCACTCTTCCAAAATTACTTACTTGATATAAACCTTCATATCCTTCAACATCTTTCCAAATTTCTTCCATAAATAAAATCTCCTCTTTCATACTAGTATAGTAGCACAAATAAAGGAGGTTGTCAACTATTTTTGTTCGTCCTTCATTTCGATAATCTCATAATGACGGTTGCGACCGCCGAGCTTTGTGCGAACGTCCTTAAAATAGCCAAGCTTCTTACCGTAGAACTTATCTGCTGCGAACTGTGACGGAAACTTTCGAGATTGTCCGGTGGCTAAATCTTTAACTACGATTGGTTTTGGAGCTGGCATTGTTCTACCTCCCTTACGTTAATTTTGATTTAAATAAAAAATCCCTTATATAGTTTTATTATATCATATAAAAAGAATCTTGTGTAAAGAAACCAGCTTCAATCTTGTTTATTGGGGGATAAATCGTATAAGTGAAATAACACACTAGATGTAGTGTGAATCCTTGTGTTTCAACACAAGAAACCAGTTTTTTATTACGTTTTACGAGGGAAAAGGACGTTTTTCAAAGTTGGTTTTGGGACTTTTGTGCGAAGAAGAGGGGGCAGCGATTAATTCGTTATAAAAAGGTAGGGGGGTAAAAACATTTTGGTCTCACTAAAAATATTTTTGTCTGCGCGCTTATTGATTTAGCGCTGTTCTCTACCTCTATTTCTCCAACTGTAGCTATGTTCTTCCTTGTTGTGACACTCGTAACAGATTGACTCTAAGTTATTTAAATCAAGTCTATGTTTCCATCCATTTGGACTTCTTAATTCTATCTTATGGTGAATCATGTTAGCGTTGGTGTACTTGCCTTGTGCTAAGCATACCTCGCAGAGTGGTTGCTCCATTAGCTTAGCTTTACGTGCGTTCCTCCATTGGGTTGAATGATAGAAGTTACTATACTTCTTGTTGTCCTCGTTGTATCTTACATGCTTATTGTATTGGCTATTGTTATACCCTTGATGTGCGTCACAGTAGCGCTCAGGTAGCGTGACATAGCTGCGACATGACGCCACTGCACACTTACGTTGTGGCATATCGTTACTCCTTTCTACTATTATATATAAGAAAAGACTACTATTATTTAGTAGTCTTCTTTGTATTCATACTCTTGCTAACTTTATCCACATCCACTTTAATAGTTAGGTCTGATGCTTTGATGTCTTGTAACGGTTTGACTGACTCAGGTTCTGGTAATGGATTAGGTACCTTTAATCGTTTATGTTTGGAACAGTATTGTGCTGGTAGCTTAACTGTTTCGTTACATCCTTCTTGATTGCAATACATATATGGCATTATACTCCCACCTCCTTTAGTTTACTATTGATATCATATAAGTCATTCATTGCTCTTGCATATGCTTCAGCATGTTGCATATATTGAGCGTCATACATTGGAAGACCAGCTTCTAACTCATCACGTCTGGCAACCCAGCGAGCGATGTCTGTTATTGTTGGTTCTGTTTTATTTAGTGCTAATAATTGTTTGTCTGTCTACATTACTTACGTCCTCCAATAAAGTAGTAGCGTAATAAGCAAGTTCTTCTAAAGTTTCTGTTGTAAATCCTTGCTGATTATTTTCGCTTTCAAAGTATTTAACAAAAGATTTGTTGTTCTCAGTATCTAAAGTGATATTAATCGTTATCATTTACGTTTACCTCCTAGAAGTTATATTCTTGTTTCTTACGTACAATCAGGTCATGATTCTTTACTATCTCAATAGCTTCTTCAAGTGTTGGTTCTTTAGTCTTAGTTGATACGTTTTGTAGTTTACGTTCTAACTCACGATACTCTTTTAATAGATCAGTTTTGTTTAGTGATAATAATTGTTTATCTGTTTTCATAATTAAACTATCCCCTTTCTTATTCACTTGCGATTACCTCCTAATAACCAGCTCCATACGATAACCAGTTGTGCAATTGCAAATCCCCACTCACCTTGCTGGAATAATTGATATGGTAACTTCATACCTAAATAGATAGCAATGTAACCGAAACCAACGATAATCAAAAGACTTAATATAATTGATAAAATCGTGGTCAATACTTCTTTCATTATATCTCCTCCTCTTTGTTTCTATTATATCATAGATAAGGGATACTGTGTGAGTTAAGTAGACCAGTTATTAGTGACAAAAAATCAGCCTAAAATTGTCATTTTGTCACTAATTCGCTTGTTTTTGTCATCGTTTTGTCACTGATTTTGACACATGAAAACGCTGTATCACTTGATATATCTACATTCTTATTTTTATAATGACAAAATGACAAAATATTATATATATTAATTAAAAAATAGATTTATTACATTATAATGTAGTATATAGATATATATAAAGAGTGTGGCAATTTTTTTGTCATTTTGTCACTAAACTGGTCTCTCTCCTACAGTGTCAAGGTTTATAGAGATTTTGAAAACGTCATTTCTATGTCATATAGTGACAAAAACACAATCTTAGTGACATTTTTAATCTTTTATATTGACACTGGTTTCTCAATAGACTATACTTAACTTACAAACAAAAAGGAGGACATAAAATGCAAATAACATTTACAGGTAAACCACACGAAATCATGCAACAATACGCAACATGGTTAGAAACACTTAACATTGAAGAAAAGCTACTATATAATAAAATCATAATCACAGGAAATAAAGCAGACAAAGTAAAACTATCAGACTATAAAAAAGTAATTCAACAAATTGCAATTGATAATGGAGGAGGAATAAAAAAGATTGACAAAGAAATAATGAGCTGCTACAATGTAGAAAAGAAACGATTTAGCAATGGTTTCTTCATCATAGGAATCAAAATAAAACAATAAAACAGTTGACAATGATGTATAACAATGCTATACTTAGTTCATAAGATAAAGAGGAGGAAATAAAATGAAAAAACTATTATTAGCAACAGAAGACTATATTATGGTAACTCCTGAATTATTTAACGACTTAGAGAACGTGAAGCTTGACGTACCAATCACACGAAACCCCTATGTTGTGAAGGTGTCATATGTTGAAGACTTACCTACTACAGTCTTTGGCATGGAAGTAAAGGTGATGGACTATGACAATTGGACAAAGTATTACGGTATCACACAAGAAAAGTTGAAATTAGAAGTGAAAACAAAGTTATATGAAGCAGAAGAAGCATATAAGAAACAGCAAAACAACTACAACATAATTCTAAAACAATTGGAGGAATGGAACTAAAATGACCACATTTATTATTCTAGCAAAAAGACACACACAAACTATTCAATTAAGCTACCTAGCTGAAAATATGAGAGCAGCAATTGATGAATTTCGCTTGACATATCCCAAAAAACAATATAACATTATTGACTGTAAGGAAGCTACAAACTACAATAGATAGTAACAATCACACTAACAAAAAGTAAGTTTAGTAGTGTGATCATAACAGAGGAGGAAAACAAAATGTTGAACGCAAGAGAAGGTCAAACATATATTTGTACAAAGTCTGATAGACCCTGGTGGACTACAGGTAAAGAGTATAAAGTAGTAGTAAACAACTATGACGAACTTTGTTTAGTTGATAACGATAAGTGGGTAATTAATTATCTAAATAATAGGCAGAATTGTCAATTTAAACTAAAAGAAAATACATTTGACCTAAACAAACTGACAACAGCGCAATTAAGAGAATACACTGGTTCACTTGAAGATAAAGAGGAATCAGAATTATTACTAAATGAGTTTATTGAGAGGATGAGTAAATAATGGTTAATTTTAAAGAGAATGACACAGTTGTTTGTAGCAAATCAACAAGCCCTTGGATTACACAATTCAAAGTGTATACCATTCAGACAAGCGATGAGGGTAAACTGGCAGTGTGTGATGATCTAGGGACTGTCTGGGCACTTGAGGATCTAACTGAAATAGGAAATATATTTACATTAATAACAGCACATATATTTAGAAAAGAAAAAGACGAGTATTTAAAGTTAGCTACAGCACTAGAAGAAGCAGAACGTTTAATGAATAAAACGAACGAACTAATCACATTAACCAGAATTGATGAAACCACCTTATATGTAAACATTAGTCACATTGCAGCATTCTATCACAACAAAGCTTGGGAATACACAATTGTCATACTGTCAGACGGCACTCAATTAGACGTGAAAGATTCAGTGGAATCAATTGCTAAATATTTTTAGTCAAAAGTATAGCACAAATGAAAAGTTTGTGTTATACTCATTACATAAGGGGGAATTAATAATGAATGAACTAACGAAAATAGATTACTCAGCACCAGTTGAGGAATTACTACCAGTGTCAAACAAAAACTTTCCAAGTGAGGAGTTTGTAGACTTCAATTCAGAAGTAGGAAGGATGTACTACGGTGGCAAAGACGGTACACAAGCAAAATTTGAGATTCAACAGGAATTATTTATTGATAAATTTAACCAGCTAGCCTATGTGTACGCTCACCCTAATTTAAACGCTCCATATGTTTATAACGCAGACACACGTATCTGGTCTGAGGTAAATCTAGGTAGTTACAAATATTCAGATTGGTATTTTGAAAACATTCTAGCACCAAAATTTACACCACAATTCAGAAACCCAGAGTTTGGGAATGAAATTCGCAAAGAAATGAAGAAACTAGCTCCTGAGTTAGCTAATCGCTCCATGACACGTGGAGAACATGCCCCACTAGGTGACAACCCTAACCCAAACATTATTGCTTTTGAGAATGGCACATATGACTTTAAAACAAATGATATCAGAGAAACCAAATTAGAAGATTACCACACACTTCAACTCCCATATCCTTTAATTAAAACAGATGAGACAGACGAACTACTAGCCAAACAATGGATTGACTATTTACTGAAAGATCAAGCTCAGACATTGTACGAGTATATTGGTTATATGTATTATAGAGAATACAAATATCAATCTATCTTATATCTGTTGGGTAATGGATCAAATGGTAAATCATATGTAGGTGGATTTATCATGAACAAATTGATTGGTTTCAAAAATAGCTCAGCAGTTGGACTAGACAGCTTAGCAGATAAAAACAATCGTTTTGACAAAGCTTCATTGCACCATAAATTACTAAACTTTGAAGCGGATTCAAGTGCCAATTTTGTAAAAGGTACTGAGACATTGAAAAAACTTTCAGGAGGTCTTGATGCCGTCCATGCTGAGAAAAAAGGCAAAGACGCTTTCAGCTTTACCAATTATGCGAAATTAATGTTCTCAATGAACGAACTACCTGCATTTAACGACCGCACAAATGGATGGTATAGACGTATTCTAATTTTAAACTTCAACACAAACCTTGACACACCAGAAGCACGTGAACGTATTAATGAGTTTAACAAACAACGTGAAGAACGTGAGTCAAAAGAGCAACTAGGTAAATTTGCATGGTTCTGCATTCAACAATTCAAAAAGATTTTAGACGCTGGTACAAATGGTGAAAACCCATTCACAGAGACAGAAGATATGATTGCCTTCAAGAAAGCTTACATTGAATCAAATGACCCATCTAAAGAGTTTTTGAGTGAAGTACCTGTCATTGTGGAAGATGAAGAAGGGACTGTTAACCTAACCCTATTGAAGAATATTTTTAATGTGTACACGAAAGAGAATAATATTAATAAATCAATGAACTGGCGCACTATGAAAGAGCTATTACTCAAACAAGGTTTTGAAGAAAAACGTACAAGCAAAGCACGTGTACTAACTGGTTTAAAGATTGCACGTAACGGAGATGCTGACGCCGTTAAACCTTATCTAATGAACGCACTAGCAGGGACAGAGTATGTAAATATTTTCAATGACGTGGAGGAAAAATAATGAAAAAATATTTGATTTACACAACTAATTCAACAGAACCCTTTGTGGTAGAAACGGATAGAGAGCTGATTACTCTATTTAAACGTGCAATAGAGTTAGGAGAAGAAACAATCTATATTCAACACAAAAAAGACTTAATTGGAATGGGAACATATAAATACGAGGTACTTCTAACCGTGAATAACATTGTTTCAATTACGACCTCAGAAAAAGTTTAATGATTTTGAAAGAAAGTTGACATTATCTGTTGACTTTCTTTTTTATCATGATATACTTAGTTCATAAGATAAAAAGGAGGAATTAACATGACATTTATGATGATGGGGTTCTTATTTATTGGAGCAGTAATTTATGGAGCTGGAGTACTTATCAACTGGCTAGAAGAAGGAGGATATTAAGATGGATAAAATTGAGTACACAAAAGAAATAACCACAATAATTGATGAGAAAGTGCGTATTTCAACGGGTGATGATGATCGTTATATTTATATTAGAGTAATAGACAATTACGAAGATAATGCTTTTGTAACACTAACTCTGAAAGAGGCACAACGAGTAAAACGCTACTTAGAAGACGCTATCACAACTAACATTATTAATTGGGAGGATGAGTGATGAAAGAAGCACAGTTTTCAAGAGAAGTAACACAGTATTTAGAGAGTAAAGGAGCAATAGTTAATAACCAAACAGGTAGTATGTTTTCTAAGGTTGGTGTGTCAGATTTGTTGGTTTGCTACAAAGGATTCTTTATTGCTTTAGAATTGAAAGTGGGTAGCTACCAGCCAGATCCGTTACAAATTAGTTACTTACAAAAGGTAAGAGAAGCTGGAGGATTTGGATTGATTCTGCGTGACAATATTCATGAGCTTATGGTTTTATTGCATTGCATTGAAAATGGCATTGAAAGACAATATAAACAACCAGACTTACCAGAAATTGAGATTGGAGATATAATATGGGAGTAAATGAAGAATTTTGGAAAGATGTTGAAGGGTACGAAGGATTATATCAAGTAAGCACTCTCGGTCGTATTAAAGTAATTAGCGGTAGATTTAAAGGTCGTATACGTAAACTAAAAGTAGATAGACATGGATATGAGTGTATAGCATTGTTTAACGATGGACTTAGAAAAGATTACTTTGTCCATCGTTTAGTAGCACAAACATTTATCCCAAATCCAGAAAACAAACCTCAAGTTAATCATATTGACGAGAATCCATTAAACAATACTGTATACAATCTAGAATGGGTAACCCCTAAAGAGAATGCTAATCATGGGACTCGTGGGTATAGAATAGGTTTAAAACAAAGTAGGCCTGTGAAAGTGGTTGATATAGCAACAGGAGAGTATAATAGATACAATTCAATGAAAGAAGCGTCTGAAAAAATAGGGTTGAATATGGGAAGTATGTATAAAGTACTATCAAACAAGATGAAACAAACAGGAGGCTATGTGATTTATTATGATTAAAGACTATGTAATTACGTATAACTGGGAGGTATTAAGTTGAAGCTATTTGATTATCAGAAAGAGGCCATTGAAAATTTTGAGAGTAAGCCCTTGAATCTGTCAGACGTTGGGACAGGTAAATCATACATGAGTATTGGCTCATATGTAAAAAGCGAGTGTACTAAACTACTAGTGATTTGTTTAGCTCCTAAAGTGTTAGATTTTGTAGAAGATGGAGAAGCGTTCGGTTTGAATGTCACACCACTCAACAAGGGAACCAAGAAAAATCGTGAATTATTATCAGAATCCAATCATGTAGCAATTAGTTTTGAGAGTAGTTGGCGCTTGACTGATCTATTGAAATGGGTAGACAAAGATACCTTCATTATCATTGATGAAAGTCACAAGGTGGGAGTAAGTAAGTCCAAAGTGACCAAGTTCGTTATGCAGCTAAGTAAGAAAGCCAAACACACATACTTATGCACAGCAACGCCTGTCAGCAATGGTAAACTAGAAAATTGGTACTCACAACTCTATATAGCAAACGTCTTTAGAAAGCCTAAGAAAGAGTTTTATGACTTATTTGTAGTTGAGCGTATGCAACAGATGGGTTCATCTAGATTTATGACTGTTGTGGGCTATCGCAATGAGCGTCTACTTCAGCAAATGATAGACAATGCAAGTGTAAACTATAAACGTGATAAAGGTTATCTACCCCAAGATTATGTTTATAAAACGAAGAAGCCAGCAATGTACAACAAGCTGAAGAAGAATAGAATCTATAAAGATGACTATGATAACATTGTGGAATTAGATAATGCAAGTAACTTATTTAACAGACTCAGACAAGTTAGTCATGGTTTCCTAGAAGGAGTCAGCAAACAAGTATCCAAAGAACCGTTTGAACGTTTAGAAGCTATTCTTGAAGCGCATAACAACGAACGTGTCGTTATCTTCTACAATTATAGAGCAGAGTTTTTAATGTTACGTATGCTATTAGATAAATTGAAACGACCATATGGTGTATACAATGGTAACCTAAAGGAGCTAGATAACTTTAAAAACAATGAAACTGGTGTAGTTCTAGCACAATACAAGTCAGCCTCAACAGGCATAAATGACTTTGTGATTAGTAATGTAACGATATTCAATTCTATGCCTCTAAGCTCTACAGAGTATTTACAAGCAAAGGGACGTACTGACAGACATGGTCAAACTAAGACTCCATTATTCTACGCAATCGTTCCAGATACACAAATTGAGAAAAAGATCTTTGAGACAGTTACAAATGGAAAAGATTTTACCAATGAAATGATTGAAAGTGTTGACAAGTATAGCTAATCATGCTATACTTGATACATAAAGTAAGAGGAGGACTACTAAATGAAACAATTAAGACTAAAGAAAAATGGTAAAGCACCACTAGTGGCTGGAGCGTTTGATGGAGAATCAGAAGAGTTGATTAAATCATGGGTGCAAGAAGGGGGTAACGTTGGCACACTCACGGGATCAAAAAGTGGAATTGCAGTCATTGACATTGACAATCATAATGGAGTAGATGGTCTTGGTAATTTAAAAAATTTCTTAGAAACGTATGACATTACGCTACCAAAAACGCAAGTCATTAAAACTCCAAGTGGTGGATTACATTACTACTTTAAACTTGATGAAAAATACAATGACACACAATTTATACAAAATCATTCACAACTTGAAGGCGTTGATTTTCAGACGCACGGTCGCTACGTTGTAGCACCACCTAGTCAAATTGATGGTAAGTATTATGAAGTAGTACGTGACGTAGAAATAGCAGAACTACCTGAGAAATGGATAGAAATGTTTACAGATAAAACGATTACAAAAAAGAATAAGAAGAGAGAGAAGAAATGGACTGGTCAATTAATGGAAAGTATACTTACTGGCACAGGAGCTGGGTCAAGGAATATATTTTTAGCCTCAACAATCGGTAAGCTATTCGCAACAGGAATGGATCATGACGCAGTTAGGGTATGGAGCTTATATGTAAACCAAATTTCATTAAATCCACCGCTATCAGAAGAGGAGGTGTTAAGAACATATGAATCAGTTAGAAAGCGTGAATTACGAAGAATGGCGGACGATTAAAGGATATGAAGGTAGATACGAGGTTAGCAATTTAGGTAGAGTTAGAAGTTTGAATTACAATAACCAAAAAGGAAATATAAAAGTTAGACCAAATGTTCCTCATAAACATGGGTATAGACAAATTAAACTAGGTAATAAAAGCAAATTAATCCACCATCTGTAGCAGAAGCATTTATCCCAAACCCTGAAAATAAACCTTGTGTTAATCATCTGGACGAGGATAAGACAAATAATAGAGTTGATAACTTAGAATGGGTAACAAAGAAAGAAAATAACAATTATGGTACTAAGAACATTAGAAGCGCATACAAGAATAAGTACATTTCTGGAAACTTCAAATCCGTAATCTGCTCAAATGGAATAGAGTATTTTAGTGTGTCAGAAGCTTGTCGTCAATTAGATTTAGACCCAAGTACTGTCGTAAAAATTCTAAAAGGTACACGTAAAAGTACTAGAGGCTACACCTTTAAATATAAGGAGGACAAGTAAATGGATAAACAATTATTTAACACAGAGTTTAAAAATGGATATTGCGTAACCGTAGTCAGTCAATCAAGATTTGAGTTAAAATATCATGTAGAAGTTTTCCATGTTTCTGAACCACAAGACACTCATAGAGTTGAGTTTCATTCAGCACGTGAGGTTTTTGGATATTTATCAGATATTCAAAGCTATAAACAAAAAGACTAGCCAATTGGCTAGTCTTAACGAGAGGAGGGAGGAGGAATCCCTATAATTTATTATAGCATAAAATAAAAGTTTTGTGTTGACAAGTAAGATACTCTATGATATTATAAATATATAAACAAAGAGAGGATTTGATATAATGTTTAAAGTTGGAGACAAAGTTAGATTTATAGACAATGATGGAACACCCACCTTAACGATTGGCGAAGTATATGAAATTATAGGTGCTGAGTATGATAATTTTATGAAGGAAACGTTTGTGCGCTTGAAAAATGACACGTCAGAATATGTAGCTTCACGTTTTAAGAAAGTGACAGATTCTGATGAGTCTGAAGAATTAGAAAATACAATTGGTAAAATAATTAAATGTTCACATATTACTGGCAGTGTAATTGAATCTGAAGAATTAGAAAACACCAAACGTTACAAAACCACTTCAGGTAAACAATTGTTTGATGTATTAGAAGATGACTTACTAACGCATGAAGAACTATGTGGTTTCTACAAAGCGAACATATATAAATATACACATAGATATAAACAAAAAAATGGTATTGAAGATTTAAAAAAAGTGAAGGTCTATGTAGACCAGCTAATAAAATTGGAGGAAAAACAAGATGAGATTTGAACCATTAAACGAGCCGTATGATATGTACGCCATAACAGATGAGGGTCATGTGTTTCATTTAGACAAAGAACGATATGAAACGGAACTAGTTGACCAAAAGAATGGAAAGATGTACGTGGTTCTTCATGGGTCACATAAGAAGTCACGTAAGTTCTATATCTCTCAATTAGTGGCAGATATGTTTGTTAAAAATGAGCATAATCTAGGATATTTATATTTTAAAGATGGCAACGTACAAAATAGTCACTATACCAACATTGGTTACGCCATCAATCCAAAAGAAGGGGTAGAACGTGTAGCACGTCCTTTTAGAAAGAAAGTAGAGCCAAAACGACATTCATTAATTGTAGCTATTGGAGAAGCGTGTGAGAAAAAGGATTGGAAAGAAGCTAATAGACTAGGAAAAGAACTTTGGCAATTGGAGGGCGCATCGTATGAAAACAGAAACCATGAGTTTTGATATTCATTTCACTGGATCAAAAGGTAACTGCGCTTCTATATATTATGATAATTTAGGATTTTTAATTGACATAGGGAAGCCATACAAATATATTGAGCCATATTTATTCAACAAGCAATTTATTTTACTAACTCATCGTCACCAAGATCATCTTGTATATACAACATACAAGAAAATACGTGAGAACTTTCCACACATTAAAATATTAGGAAACCAGGAAGTACAAGATAACTTAAAGAAGCGTAACTTACCACTGTTAGACCTTATATTCAAAGATGATTTCCAATTCCAAATAGGTGAAGTTAAGTTCACAACCATTCAGAATTATCATGGAGCTGGAGAAGAGTACACAGAAACGCATGGTTTCATCATGGAGAGTCCTAAGCAAAACACTCTGTTTGCCACTGATTTAAGTACAATGACAGACTATGAAAAGTATCTTTTGGACAATGATATAAAGATTGATATACTATTGCTTGAAGCTAATTATGACCCTAAAGTGATTGAATTTTACGAATCAACAAAACAGCATACTGGTTATGATGTATTCAGCTCAGGTTCATATCGCCATTTAAGTACAACAGAACGAGAGTTATTTGTTGACAAATTTGGAAAACCTGATATGGTTAATGTAGAGCTACACCAGTCAGAAACATATCGCACTTTTGATGGGTTGATTAAACGTTCAAAAGGAAAAATTACCAAAAAAGATGTTGACAACTGGTTAGTAAGATGATACAATTAAAACATAACGAAAGAGGAGGAAACAAAATGAACTATCAATATGGAGATCTAGTAAAATTCACAAACAATTATGGAATGCACGCAGCACAAGGTGATGAGGGTACTGTACAACATGTAGACAAGTTTGGAAACATTCTTGTATTAGTTGAAAGCGGAGAGTTTGCAGCGCGCTTTGAGGAAGTACGTGAAGAAGATATTGAACTGATTGACCGCTTGAGTGATGATGACTTGAATTTGCTGAAGGAGGAACTGTAGAGGATGAACTATAAAACCCTTTTGAAATTAGATTATGGATACACTGAAAACCAGCTGTTTGCTATAATTGAAAAATACAAATGGTTATTCAAATTAAATTATACGATTGATGAACTTTTTGCAGTAGAGTATAAACGCCTTCAGATGGAGGATGAGGTTAATGCAGAACGAAGTATGGCGTGATATTGAATCATATGAAGATGTATATGAAGTTAGCAACTTAGGAAATGTTCGTAGAAAGTATACTAATAAACAACTATCTTACAATACACACAAAACGGGATACTTGAATGTACACCTAAGTAATAGAAAAAATAAGCGTAGAGTTAATATTCATCGTTTAGTAGCGCAAGCGTTCATACCCAATCCAGAAAACAAGCCACAAGTAAATCATATTGATGAGGATAAAACAAACAACAGAGTTGATAATTTAGAATGGGTTACTGCAAAAGAAAACGCAAATCATGGAACTAGAAACAAACGATCAAGTCAAAACAACTCAATTAAAATAAGATGTTTAGAAACAGGTGTAATATATGACAGTCTAATTGACTGTGCTAAAAAACTAAATGTTGACAATGGTGATTTAAGTAGAGTTATATGTGGAAAACGTAAAAGTGTAGGAGGGTATCATTTTGAAAAAGTCAACTAATTTTGAACTATCAATTCAATCTACAGGTAAACATGAAATACAATTCATTGGCTACGAAAAAACACTTGAAGATGTTAGGAGATTAGCTGACCGTATGAAAGAGCAAGAAGTAAATGAGGAAAACATTATTGAAAACAAAAAACTTCTTGCTGAGATTAGGAAGGAGATTAAAAAACTAGATTCAGAACGTCTAGCTGTTAAGCGTGAAATTATGACACCCTATGACGAACTCAACGAGAAAATAAAAGTATTGAAAGAGGTGCTTGGTGAAGGTGAGGGTCATATAAATGCTCAAATTAAAGAGATTACTGCTCGTGAACAGGAAAAACGCAAGTTACAAATCAAGGACTTATTTAAGAAATATCAAAAGTCATATAACGCTCCACAGTGGCTTACTTTTGATAAGTTCATTGCCAAAAATCCAACACTAATTACTAATAAGGCAACCAGTGCTAAAAAGATACGTGAATCAGTGGTTTCTTATTTTGAAACATTTAAACAGGACTATGACCTATTAAAAACACAATATCCAGACAAAGACGATCGTTCAGCCATCTTGATTGCCTACTCTAAAAATGGCTTTAATATGCAAGAAGCTATACTTGACTATACAAGCATGATTGCTGAAAAAGAACGTCTTGAGATTGAGCAGAACCGAGTAAAAAAAACGAAAGTTCCAGATATTGTCATACTAACTGGAAACGAGCAAAAACAGGAGGCTCCTAAACCAGTTGAATATGTGACAATCAAAGTGAAGAAAGAAGACTTGAATAAACTTAAAATTGATTATGAGATACTGTAATAGGCTACACAAGTAAGGGAATATATGATATAATAGATTTTGTAAGAGAGAAAATAAAACAAATTAATTGGAGGAAATTAAAATGTCAGAATTGAAAAAAGTAATTATTGTTAGCGCAGAGGAAGATGATATCAGTGTGAAGTTACAGGTAGCCAGTGAAGATTATAGTGCTATTTATGAAGCCGCAGTATTTAAACAAACATATGATAAAGACTCTAAAACGTGGAACAACTTCACGGATGAGGATGTAAAAGGTAAAGAACGCCTTGAAAAAGCATTAGAAATTTTAGGTGGCTCATTTGATAATCTTGAAGATAAAGAGTTAGAAATGTATGTGGATGAAGAGACGGGAAAAGCCTACTTTGAAGAAGGAAGTTCATTTAAGAAAATTGAGAAACCACTGGTTTCACTGAAACGCTTGAAGCAAGTACCAATTGTTGAAATCAAAGACTCAGCAAAAGGACGAGCAGTAGTTGTTGAGCATGAAGGAAAATACTACTCATTTAATTTCAACTCAGGAGTTTATATTGAGAAATTGAATAAATTTATTCCTAACCAAGCGAAACTTGCCAAAGCAAAAGTACGCTTTAACGAATTGTTTGAAGATGTAAATGTAACATGGGATACAGCAGAGATGGCTATTGGAATGGTTGTAGATTGCACCGTTAATAAAAACATGTTAGACCCTAAATCACCGTATGGATGGTTAGAAGCACAACCTCTTGATCCTGACGATCAGAAAGAGGTAGTGACAGAAGAAGAGTTGCCATTCTAAAATAAATTAAAAAAGAGTTAGCCTAAACGGTTGACTCTTTTCTTTTATCATGCTAAAATTAATTTGTAAATAAGAGGAGGATGAATAAAATGAAAGAAGTTTGGAAAGATATTGAAGGCTTTGAAGGATTATATCAGGTGAGTAGTTTGGGGAGAGTAAAGAGAGTCACAACAGGTAGAATTTTGAAAGGTGGTAAAGATAGAGGTGGTTATCTAAGAATTACATTATGTAAAAACGGAGTTACATCTACTAAGACAATCCACCGTCTAGTAGCACAAGCTTTCATACCAAATCCTGAAAACAAACCAGAGGTTAATCATATAGATGAGAATAAAACTAACAATAACGTATTAAATTTAGATTGGATGACTGCTAAAGAGAATATCAATCATGGAACACACAATGAAAGAGTGAGTAAAACGCAAAGTATTCCAATTATTGCAACTAATATTAAAACTGATGAGTCTAAAGAATTTTATGGTGCAAATGAATGTGCTAGACAATTAGGCGTACATCAATCACACATCACAAACGTTCTAAAAGGTAAATATAAACAAACTGGTGGCTACACCTTCAAATATAAAGGAGTAGAGTAATAATGAATGTTGGAAATATAGTAGAGCTAAAACGAGATAATCTTCAAGGTATTGGTCGCAAAGATGAAAAAGGTGTAGTATTATATAAACTATATAAACCAGTTGATGGGTACGAGTACATGGTTCGTCTATATTCTGGTTCAACTGAAGCATTCTTAGAAAAAGATTTAAGAGTATCAATCAAAACACTTGACAAAGTAAACTTTGCATGGTAAAATTAACTCATAAGATAAAGAGAGGAAGATTAAAATGAAAAAACAAAATCCAGTATTAAACACTTTAGCTAACATGAATAAAAAGGAGGAAAAAGAAATGACTAACGATCAGTTACAAAACGAAATCTTGAAGGAACAATTAGCACAACTTAAAAGCATGAAAGAGGACTCTACTAAGCCAAGTTTGACTGTTTATTTATTGCTAGCACTCTTTTTAGGAGGAATTGGTGCGCATGATTTCTATGTTGGAAAACCAGTAACAGGAGTTATCAAACTGGTGTTTTGTTGGACAGGGATTCCTACAATTATTTCACTATTCAATATTATTGGTGCGTTGATGAACAAACAAAACTTTAAATAGTAGGAGGAAGATTAAAATGATGTTAGTAGACAAATTAATTTTAACAGTGAAAGATGAAGAGGGTGTAATTATCAACAGACATTTTAATGAGGTGTATATAAAGATTGATTCATCTACAATTGCAATTGCTAATAAGAAGAAACAAGTTGCAGTATATAACCTTGAGGATGTGTTGTACATGCAAACACAAGGCCATCCACGTCATTTCAAATGTTTCAGATGAGACACACAATAGAGAGCTTCATAGAGTTTATATTTTGTACTTGTGTATTAGCAATAGACGTGATATACTATATTATATTCAAACGAGAGAGGAAGTAAGGAATGAAAAATATTGCAGAATTTAAAGGTGCTGAAAAGTTAGCAAGCAAGCTATTAGAAATATTCGCAGCACTTGCTGGCAATGGTAAAAGTTTTGACCCAATAATTGAAGGCGTACATCAAGTGGTAGTGATTAAAGCAGAGGAACGTTTAAGCGCTAAAGGTAAAGAAATGAAAGAGATTAAAGTACGCAGCACAAATGATGGACGTGACGCTACGTTTTATATTATGAAGTTTCGTAAGCAAGATTGGAAAACTTGGGAAAATATAGAAGTTGGACAGCAACTAAACATCACTCTAAAATACAATAATGGTTTCCCAAATGTAACCATCAATCAAAAAGGAGCAGTAATTGATGTATTACCTGAGAAACCAAATGAGGCACTAACAAAACAAACAATCTATATTTATGATATTGAAGTATTTAAAAAAGATAATTTATTTGTTTTCAGAGATTACTTCACTAAAGAATGGACAGTTATTCATAATGATTTAGATGCTTTACGCAAGTTCTATCTAGCGAATAGAGATTCATTATTTATTGGTTATAACTCACACTCATATGATTCCAATGTCATGCGTGCATATTTACAAGGTAAAAACCCGTTTCATGTGTCAAAAGCAATCATTGAAAGTGATGATAGAGCATTAGCATATAAAATGTTTGATACTACGAAAACACCACTGTTTGGAATGGATTTGTATCAAGACAATAGGGGTTTTAGTTTGAAAGAACATAGTGCGTTCATGGGTATTAATATTAAAGAAACTGAAGTAGACTTTGATTTAGATAGAGAACTAACTGAAGAAGAACAAGTATTGAACGAGCTATATTGTAAAAATGACGTGTTAGCTACGGAAAAACGTTTTGAACAAAATATAGGCATGTTAGTAGCTAAAGCGGCAATTGCCTTATATTTTGGTTTAGATAAAATGGCACTCTCAATGACTAACGCAAACTTGACTGCTGAATTATTAGGGGCTGAAAAAACACCTGATAGAGGTGACGAGTTAGACAAGTATGAACTGCCAGAAGGTTTTGAAATTGAGTCAGAGACAATCCGTCAGGCGTTTATGACAGATGATTTTGAAGCTAATGAAAAAGGACATGCCAGCATTTCATTAGATGTACCACGTAGAGACGTAACAGAGGTTTTAGGGGTAGGTGGGATACATGGTGCTAAAGAGTCATTTATTCATGTAGGAAACTTCCACGCACGTGACGTAGGTTCGTTGTATCCAAATACAATGGTATTGTTTGACTACTTATCAAGAAACATCCCAGAAGATAAGCGACATATCTATCAAATGTTATTAGATGAACGGATGGAAGCTAAGTATTCTAATAAAGAATTTACTGAAATTAAAGGCGTTCAGATTCCAACTAAGTTATTGATTAATGGTTACAAACTACCTCTAAATACTAAATATGGTGCAATGGGAGCTGAGTTTAATAAACTATATGATCCGCGCATGAGGTTATTAGTATGTATTACTGGACAGATGGCCATGTGGGATTTACTAGAAAAGATTGAAGACCACGCTACTATTATTCAATCAAACACAGACGCACATTATTATATTCCATTCAGTGAAGAAGATGAAAAAGCCATTGATGAGATTGCAAATGATTGGATGAAACGAACAGGTTACACATTAGATGATGATCCGTTCAGAGAAATATATCAAGCCAATGTAAATAATTACTTGGCTGTCACAACTGATGGAAAAGTGAAGTTTAAAGGTGCTATTGGTTTAACAAATGGTTTGAAAGTATCTAAAGCAATTGTTTCAAATGCATTCATTAACTATGTAGTTGCTGGTAAAGACTATAAAGAGTTTATCAATGAATGCGACGAACTACGTCAGTTCCAAATGATTACTAAAACTGGCTGGACATTTGATGATACTATTGTACGTGATAGTGAAGGTAATGAAAAGAAAGCACAAAAAGTAAACCGTACATTTGCAATAAAAGACCCTAATAAAGCTGTTGAAATATTCAAGGTGAAACGAGGAGCTGTAATTGAAGAGGAAGGCACAACGATTGTTGGTGATGATTCATACACTAAAGGTTTACCTAATGCTCCTGAATATTACGCCATTGACAATGAAGCTATTGGTGAAGGATGGATAACTCTTGATGATATTGATAAAGAGTACTATATAAACCAGGTAGAGGATTTACTAGTAATGTGGTTTGGCGCAACGTGGAAAGAAAGGATTGAGCAAGCACATGCCAAAAGAAGTAAACTCGGATACAAGACGCCTAGTGTCAGAAACTACATTGACTAAACACTTGACACCTCTTAACTGAGGTGTTATACTTAATTCATAAAGTAAAAGGATGAAAAATACAATGAAAGAAGAATGGAAAGATATTGAAAATTATGAAGGATTATATCAGGTTAGTAGTTTTGGAAGGGTTAAGCGTTTAAATACTAATAGGATTTTGAAAAGTGGTAAAAGTAAGGGTGGATATCCATATGTTGTTTTATCTAAAAACGGTATTACTTCTAATAAGACAATCCACCGTTTAGTAGCACAAGCGTTCATACCAAATCCTGAAAATAAATCAGATGTGAACCATATAGATGAAGACAAGACCAATAACATGACCTATAATTTAAACTGGATGACTCGTAAAGAGAATGTCAATCACGGTACTAGAACTGAACGATGTCTTATCCCAATTATAGCCATTAATATCAAAACCGGTGAAGTTAAAGAGTTCGCTAGTGGTACAGAAGCTGCTAGACAATTAGATTTGTATCACCAAAATATTTCAAAAGTACTAAAAAGCGAACGCAAACAAACAGGAAGCTATACGTTTAAATACAAGGAGGAATACAAATGATTAAAGTGTACTCAAAGACAAACTGCGTAGCCTGCAAATTCACAAAAAACTGGCTGAAAAATAATAACTTAGATTTTAAAGAGGTAAATGTAGAGGAGGACTTAGATGCCTATAATTATTTAATGGCTAACAACCTTAGAACATTACCAGTAGTTTTTAATAATGGTGAGTTGATTGCAATGGGGTTTCAACCTCAAAACTTGAAAAATTTAAAATAATGAAAGGATTTGATTATGATTATTACATTAGCAGGACCAATTGGGGTAGGTAAATCCTCAATGACACAATTATTAAGTGAGTTACTGGAGACCAAAGCAGTCTATGAACCTGTTGAAGAAAATCCAATGCTTGAATTGTTTTATCAAGACAAAGCAAAATATGGTTTATTGTTTCAGATTGATATGTTAAGTAAACGATTTGAAATGATTCAAGAGGCTATGAGTATTAACAATGGTATTTTAGACCGTTCCATTTTTGAAGACTCTATCTTTTTAGACCAGTTGGTGCAGGAAGGACATGTAAGCGAACTGGAACAACAAGTTTATCATAGATTATTAAATCGTATGTTAAAAGAATTAGAACCATTACCAAAGAAAACACCAGATTTAATGATTGTCTTAAACTGCACATTTGAAGAAGAAATTAAACGCATTAACACACGTGCTAGAGAGTTTGAAAAGGTTGAAGAAGGTACTGAACTATTTGAGTACTTCAAAAGACATCACGAAAATTATCAGAAATGGATAGATAAAGACTTAGGATTTCCAAAAATTGTTTTAGACGTAACTTCTTATGATTATGTAAATTGTAAGCAAGACCGTATAGAACTGCTTACACAAATTATTTATAAGCTTCATGAAGTGAACGCGTTAAGTACGGTTGAAGCGGTATACACACTAGCTAAACTAAACGGCGTAAAATGGAATATGAAGAACGCCAATAAATATGGTTTAGACTTATATAATTATTCCGCTGGTAAAATGCCCTTTCATGAGCTAAGCCAGTTTACAGATAATAAAAAATTATATTAATCAGATAAAAATATTAATTAAAAGGGGAACTATATACACATGGAAAACATTACTCAATTATTAACATATAAATATTACAAAAAGCAATTTAAAGGGTGGCATAAACAAAGCTATATTCTTTTGGGGGTTGGTTTGTTATTCTTATTCCTTATTGGATTTAAAGATGGCTTAACACTGTTATCATTCACCAGTACAATTGCGGGTATGTTAGGATTTACATGTACGTTAGCTATTACAGAAGGTAAACCAATTAATGGTATTCTAGGCTTCGTATCTGCTTTATTACTGTGTTATGTGGCAATGGTTACTGGTAACTATAGTGACATCTTAATGCAACTAGCTTATATTTTGTTGTTGGATATTCCAATTATCTTAGGTAAATGGAAAGTATTTAACCCACGTAAATTACAAACAAAACATAAACTTCAAACACTATTATTTTTCAGTGCAACCTTTGCTTTATTGTATGGGCTTGATACAATCGTTTTAAGTTCACCACGCCCGTTTATTGACGCTTTAAGTGCTACAATTGGATTTACAGGTGCTTTCCTATGTGTCCGCCAGTTTTCAGCGCAGTATTATTTCTGGTTCACACAAGGTATCATGAGCATTGTATTATGGTTAGTAACAGCTATTGATGGTCATGCCGTTTGGGTACTGTTCTTCACATATACGTTATACCTAGCTAATAATATTATTGCTTTCACTGTATCAAATTGGTTTAATCATGATAAAAAATGATGTTCTCACGATCATTCTGAGCACTTTAAATTAATCAAATAAGGTAATTACCCATTTAAATACAAAAGAAAGACACTCAACTAAGAGTGTCTTTTTATTATAAGCTTAAATAGATTGAATCAATTCGTACATCGTTTACTGCGCCTTCACCGTTGGATTTATTCGCTCTACGTAAGATCACGTCCACTTTTTTACCTTTGAACTGATCTTTTTTGACTGTTACATCAAACCCAAGTTCTTGTCCACCTTGATAGCCATATGCTTTCTTAACGTCTGGGCGTTTAATGCCTGCAGATTGAACACGTGTCAACTCTTTGTTTGTTCCATGTTGCATGAAGATAACATAAGCATATGTTCCAATAGGCCCTTGTGGGTTATCAGGAACTAACCAGCCAGCCACACGAATCTGGTCTTTACCATACCCATTGAAGTAATCAAGTTTACCCCATGCATTGCCTTGATGTTTTGCTGGGCTTGCAGAAACTGCCTTATCATGCTGACTTGGTGTTGATGGCTTGGCTGGAGCTGGTGTTGGCGCTGTAGAAGGTTTGTTGTTACTTTTAGCGTTAGCAACATCACTTCTAAACTGCGCTAGATTGATACCCCATTTACCAAGATATGGAATAGGGTCAACATGGTCAGAACCGTTGTTTGGTTGGTTATGTGTGGCATAGTTATGCGTGATGATACCAGTATTACCCTGGTCAACTGTGGTAGGTAAGCCAGCCTGTTTTGCTAAGTCATGTAGTAACTCACAATAAATCTTATAATCACGCATGAACTCATCTTTGTTTTTATGAGATTCAATTAATTCAACTGAGGCATACCCCCACTGATTCCAACCTCCACCAACATCCCATGCTCCACGATTAACTTCTGCCAGCTGGATAACGCGTCCGTTTCCTACAAGGTGAGTGTAAAAACCAGTGTTGATGTCTTTAGTTTGAAAATAATCTGCTTCATTTTGTGCGGTACTACGTGGGTTACCTGTGCTGTGTGCGTGAACTTGTCCATATGGAGCATACCCTACTTGAGGTAAGCCTGGTCTAATTCTTCTTTCTACTGTATAAGCCATTATAAAACTTCCTTTCTTATTTCTTTGGTTCTGTATAGTTCAATGCTTTTTCACTATCTGTAATACCTTTAGTCGTTGGGTCTGGAATCATATTTAATGCATTAATTACAGTTAACCCTAATACATAAGGATTACTTACTGCTCTAACTAATACATCCAATAATGTATCAAAGGATGTAATATCCTCAAACTTCAAACCAAAGTAAGCTAGGATAGGTACTGCTAATGCGCCAATAAAACGCAAGATAAATGTTAGGTTGTCTTTGCTAAAACGAACTTTCCAGTTGATTTTTTTCATTCTACATCACTCCTATTTCATAAATAAGGATAAACCAATACTAACTAATGCTCCAATAACTGCGCCAACAGTTGTACGTGTTAACCATGTATAGCTGTTTTTGAGGTCAGCTAATGCCTCTCTATTCTGCATGGACATGCTGTACGCCTTATCTGCTTTCTCAGATTGACGCTCTAAGCGGCTGTCATAATCTTTTAAGTCAGCTTTAATCTCAGGTATATCATCCAATTTTACCTCAATCCTTGCTAACTGTTCTTTTAATGAAACAAACTCCTTATCGTTTAAGTTCATAGCAAAACACTCCTATTCATTTATCACCTCATTTCCTAGGTCTGTAATCATTATACCACCTATATAAGCGAAATAGTGTGTCTCTCACGAGCATTCTAAGGCGTTTAAATTTTGATAGTTGAGTAGTTGTGCGTTTAAACGCAAATAAAGAACCCTCAAAAAGAGGGCTATTGTTGATTTATAATATTAGTAAGCTCTTCAACACGTTTAGTTAAATCTTCTACTTGTTGTTTCAGGTCACCCTCGTTAGTTGTATCCTTAACTTCTTGCCATTCACTAACGATAGCTTGTAAAAATTGATCCATTTCAGGTGGTGAGTTATGATACACTTCTACAAGGCACTGGTTGAATAATTCTTTGATATACCCAGTCAGTGGTTCATTATTTTCTAAACATCTCTTAATATACTCCTGTTTAAATACTTCTCTAATATCCATTGTAAACCTCCTAAATATTTCCCGCAATAAAATTACATTGCACATTTAACCACGAACCAGGGTTAACGTCAACTATGGTATATGAGGAGCCACTCCAACCGCCCATGTTATACATATACATTCTACCATTGTCGTTTATTTGCAATACATATCTGGTGACACCACTGCCAGGCACTACAAAACGTACTGTTCCAGAAGGTCTATATCCAAAAGGCAGCGTTCCCATATATAGTGGCTGGTGACCAACGTTGGCTGGCACTTTTTTCTTGTTTTTAAAAGCGCCATATAATTGGACGGTTCTCATATATCGTTCTGCTGACGGTTCTTGACCTTGTGCATATGACTCAAAATCTGGACTATATTCAACAATCTCTTTTTTTGGTAAGGTCATCAAATCTTGATATCCTAGATGAACCATTCCGAATTGACTATGGTGTTCTTTGTTATATATGTCTATTCCTGTTGCTCCAAATGTAGAACTTGCAGCTGCTAAACCATCCGCACCATTTTGTACTGACTCAATATTTACACCGTTCCATGTTTGACGACCGCTAGACAAAAATTCGCCTGTATTAGTATTATTGATAGTATACTGTGTTTCAACGATTCCACGTTGAATGGTGGTATTACCTGATAAAGTTGCGTCAGTGCCAACGCTTTCTGTAAAGGCGTTATTGAATTCACCACCATTAATAACACTACCATTGATCTCAGCACCTGTTATTATCTTACCTATCAATTCTTCTGCGATAATTTGACTTGAAAATTCAACTTCAACCCAAGCATCATTTTCACGAGTATAAGCGTTTACCGCCACTCCATTAACTACTTTAAACCACGTATCACCATTTACAGGGTTACTTGGCTCTTCCTCTTGCCATGATACTGTACCTTGACTTGTTTTTATTGCCATGTTATTTATTACTATTTGACCACTAACTTCCATGTTAACCCTCCTTAATTTGAAGCTACACACTTGTATGTGTAGCGTAGTTCTGTATCTGCTGTTATGTTGATTGTCTGCCCTGTCTTTGCCCAGTCATCTAATGTGCCATCCAGTTTGTATCTACTCCATGTAAATGCGTTAAATGAACTAGTAACATCATATCCATTTTCTTTAACCGTAGCACTTAAACTAATAGTACCTTCTCCGTTAATAAAGAATGGTTGTGATGGTGTGATTTCCACAGTGTATACCTTGTTTTTATTAATCTCATCTTTAAATGAATTTGCCAAATCTTGTAATTCTTTTGATAATCCTGAATCAATAATTTTGAAGTCAGACAATTCCACATTAAGAGTGTTTGTTGTATAATGATATTCTATTTTTTGACACCTACTAGATAGAAATAATTCTTCGTATTCATCCACAATGTTTAGCGTATCACCTAGATTAATAGGTACATCAATGTTTGCAATATCAACTTCATACTCTGTAATAGGACTACTATATTTTTTTAATTCTGAAATACCATCATTCAATAAACTTTTTTTGTCAGTTGAAGTATATGTTTTGTATCTAACTATAAAGTTAGCTTGTGTATTTGTTCTTGACCAGTGGTGCGCATTTTCTAAATCAATCAGCATGCCGTCATTCTGGCGTAGTAAAAAGCGTCCATCTGGATCAGTCCATTTATAACCTTTTAAATCTACTGGCTTGTCACTACCTTCTGGAGTACCGCCTTTTATAATCAAGGCGTTGTGTAAGTCATAAATATTTTCTTTAGTTATTATTGAGTTTATATCCTTATTAACGTATAACTTAATATTATTATCACGCCCTCGTTTTTTTAAAATGTTTATTTTACGTTGTATTAAATTATTACCATTAAACTCAAACGAAAATTCTAACTCAGCATTGTCAAACTGCGTTGCTACTGATAATATGCGCTCTAAGCACGTAGCTTCTCCTTCCCACTCTAATGTGCGTGTTAGATTTGGTATTTCATTGATACCAATTACCCAACCACTGTCATATACAAAACGTTCTATATATGCTTTTATTGTATATGGTTGGGTAGCTTTATACTCACTAACAGTTTCATTTATTAAATCAATAGATGCGCTTTCGCATTCAATGGTACGTGTGTTCATTAATGGATTGTGCTCTACTGACATAATGGTTTGCCAAATATAATTGTTTTGAGGGTCTACATATAACACATAATCGCCTACAGAAACCAGTTTCTTGATTAGCGCACTATCTGTTTTTTTAAACCCTAACGTTAACTTTAAGTTTCTTGATGCAGTAATCAACACATTAGTGTCTACTGCATCAATCACACTCACAGGTGTACTTCCATGTGTACTAACAATTGTTTTAAGTTTAAACTTCCTATCAGTTATATAAAAATCCATAGTAAATCCTCCTACAAATAACTTTCTTCAACAATACAAATAACTTCCGCAGGGTTTGCCCAACTTGAAACAATAGGTTGTATCGTTGTTTCTCCTAAACCTAATGTAAATTTCTCCCACTGGTTACCAACCACGTTAAGTTCATTATTTATAACACCATTTACTAGAATTTGTCTAGACTTAACATCTATCTCAATTATATCTCCGTCTTGGAAATAATTTCTAATGTTTTGAACTACAGGGGTACTTATCCAACGAAATTGAGTATCAGTAACGAACGGTCGTATATAGTTTGAATTTTGATAACGTCCAGTCCAAACGCCCCAATACTTGATAGGTGTAGTGTCCTCTTCATCCAAGTTATAATCAAACACAACTTGTTTGTCTATTATAACAGTATTGTTATTGGTTATGCCTTTTACTTGAACAAGTCTCCATTTTAAAGATTTCTTATAACGATACATATTTATTTCAAAGAAATCTTTTGTAAATTCTTTACGTGATACCTTTATTGATTTCAATAATTTACCTTTATACCAACACTCCATAACCATGTTGGTGTTCGTTGTAGCTGAATCTCTTAGTACAAAACCTAGATAATTTTCAACATTATCATCTGAAATAACATACTCTATACGTCCTCTGTGTTTCTGATTTGGTGTATAGAATCTAAAGCGATTGTGTGTGCTAAATTCTCCGTTTCTATTACCTGTTGAATCCAATGGAATTGTGTGTCTTAGGGTAGGCCCATGCCACACTTCTTTTGTTTCTCCTGGTATCCAAACAGGTAGCGCACTATCAACATCTAAGTCCATATTCCAAGAGCCTTGTATTATATTTGGAGTATTGGGATTGTTTGAAAAATATGGAGTGCTTGAACCAATAGGAGCATTCACTTCCATATTTACAGGCAATTGACTACCATAAAAGCTCCACGAAACCACCTGTTGACTAACCACGTTTGTTACATTATCAACTTCCTCAGGATTCCCAAACTGTAAAACTGAGCCATCATCTTTAGCTAACGCAACTAGACCATTTTCACCTTGTGTTGTGAAGATGAAACGTGGTGTTGTTTTGTAAGTACCATTGTTTTTTACTTTCAGTATATCTGAAATACCAGTCGTTGAGGGTTCATAATTAATAGCCTGATAGTAGCTTGGGGTGGTCACTTCCTCACCAATTGGTGGCATTAGTGACAGCATTGGTTTAGACCAGTGGATAATAGTATCTAATCCCGTGATTCCATAGTTCACATTGAGCGCTTTTGTGTTAGGGTCTGTGATTTTAATTACCTTACCATATTTTTTGAAGTCTCCTACTTCTTTTGGTATATTGATAAAGTGCGTACGCAAAACTTTTGATGGATTGACAGACCATTCTTCCAGAACTAAGTTACCTGCCTCTGGTCTAGTGTCATCTTCATCAATAGCCAATACTTTAGCCTCTATTGAAAAGTTTACATCTTGACCTACTTGTAATTCTGGCAAGTTACGTCTATTCATAGATTGTATGGGTAACCACACGTATTCATCTTGTGCTGAACCGCCATATGGGATACCATCTCTATAATCTACGTACACAATAGATGATCCATTGTGTTTTTCTTCTGCTAACTTGACTCCTTGATGTAAATATACATCCTTTTTCTGATATTCAGAATCCAAGATAAGGTTTCTTGATGTAGAGTATACATTCGTAAAAGTGTTTGGCTCTATTTGATGAGCTAATCCGTCAGGTACATCAAAAACCAGTGTTAGAGGCGTGTATCTTGGATCCGTTGCATCATACTCCTGTACTCCTGAAAAAATAGCATTGAAATATCTATCTGGAAAAATATCAAACACTAACTTCTGAGGTTCGTCACTATTGACTAACGCTTTTAGTTCATCCATCAATTCTGGTACGGTTTTACCTGTGTTGTCTTTGATGATGAAACCATCAATGCTTAATGCGTAATCTCCTAATCTAGTGTGTCTAAACTTTTTTCCATCAGTATTGCCTACTTGAAAAAACTCGTTTTCTTTTGATAAAAACGGGATATTTAATTTAGCAATTTGAAACAAATGTTTTGTTTCTTTTCCGTCAATCGTAAAGGATCGTAGAAAATCATAATTTTGGCTCATTAGTTATTATCTCCTTCATTTAAGTATTTAAAAACATATCCTTTTGTTGTCTTACGTTTACCTTTTAATACTGAACATACATGGGGTTTTGTTACTCCCAAACTTTTACAAGCCTCAGTTAAGCTTGCATATGTTACACCATTTGTTACACATATAATTGGTTTCCTATTATATGTTACCGCTTTATTTTGATGTATTCTGAGGTTTCTAGTTCCATGATTACTATTTTCTTTTGAGGTAACCCATTCTAAATTACTTACATCATTGTTAAGTTTATTTTCGTCAATATGATTAACCTCAGGTTTATTTGCGGGATTTGGTATAAATGCTTGTGCTACTAAACGGTGAATACTATTTGATTTTCTAACTGAATTTCTAAATAATACTACTGATAAATAACCTTTACCTGTAACTCGTCCTTTAAGTATTTTACCTTCCTTAGAATGCTTTAGGCTCTTAACCCTTCCAAAATTACTAACTTGATAGAGACCTTCATAATCTTCAATATCTTTCCAAACTTCTTTCATCATTCTTCCTCCTTTTTATTAATTATAACACAAATAAAGGTGGCTGTGAACCACCTTTATTTATAAATATTAAATTAACCCTAGTGCGCGATTGGTGTTTCTTTGTTCAGTTTTGTTTATCTTCTGCAATTCACGATTTAATGACTTACCATCTATTAGAACATCAGTATTCTTTTCTAAGAGTTGAACTAGTAGCTCATTTTGTTGTTGCATTAGAGCAATAATAAGTTGTAGGTTAGAGTCAGAGTTAGAGTTACTTGTAGTAACCGTTGTTGAAGTACTCTGTTTATTCAACTTCTCATTTGCATATGCTAATAGTTGCATAGCTCTAGAGCGTTTTAAACCAGAACCAGTTAGTGGAATAACTACTTCTTCCTTGTTACCTTCTCCAACTCTTGCAATGTGTTCTTTCGTGATGATTCCACCGTTTTCATAACCAACTCCACGATACGCATTTGTTAGTGACCCATACGTTGCGAGTGCATATCTGATGGACGCTAAGATGTTAGATAGTGGGTCATAGATATTACTGTTGAATCCAGGCATTGCATACTGTCTGAAGGTTGGGTCTATCACCTGCATTAAACCTTTTGATGGTGTACCCTTCATAGCGTTTGGATCCCATAAGTTAATCGCTTTAGGGTTACCATTTGACTCTGTGCGCATTTGATTAAGTAATGCGTTTAGGTTGGCAGTACTATATTGACCAGTCATTTTCAATGCTCTAATTGCTACATTACGCCATCTTTCTACTCCACTACCTCCCACGCTATCACCTGAGATTTGAGTGTTTTGTGGGTCTTTTATACCGTTTAAATGCACGTGGTCGTAGTGGTCTCCAGCGGGCCAGGGTCTCCAATCATCATGAATACCTGTACCTGATTGTCCTGAACGGTCACGAACTTTACCATTAGTGATCACGTAACCAATCTTAGAGGCAAATTTATCAAACGCATAGTTTGCTGCTTCTGTGTAGCGTGGTGAGCCGCCTGTGACACCTGGTAGGGCAATATCAATGGCATTACGTTTACCATGTGAATATGCGTCACCTTCACGATATCCTGACGTTACCATAAACCCTGGGAATTTCTTCATTACAGACTTAGCAACATCTGCTAAGTATTTATAGACACCATTTGTTCCTATGGAGGTATCTAAGTTACCAGATGAGAATAGATCAGTAATCTTTTCAGTTAGTGCGCTTGTTGCTTTAGATAGAATACCTTTACCTACTTCTAGCGGATATTTTGTCAAGCCACCTAATACATCTAAGCCACCAAGTACTTTTCTAGCTAATGCGCCAGGGTCTGAAATGAAGTCCCACACGTCACCTACTACATTTTTTAGTGTGTTGCCTACATTACCAGCAACATTTTTCACACTATCCCACATATTACCAAAGAAGTTTGTCCCTTTTTTGTAACGATATTTTGGTGCTTTTGATCCTTGAAGTTGAGCTGTTTCTTCCGCGGTCAAGACGTGTGTTCCTTTTGGTGCATTCAATACTACGTTACGTCCTTTAGGAATGAAGGCTCTACCATCTGGTGTGATAACTGTTTCTGCTCCACGTCCATCGTTAACCATCATTGGGCCATTGATTGGATGTCCACCTTCTGGGGTACCTTTTGCGTATTGTGGTACGTCCCACTCTTTTAGAGGTTCTGCGCCTAATTTTTCAAGTACCCATGAAGCACCTTTAATGATACCATTTACTGGTTTTCCAATGGCTCTTAGTGCTCCGTTAAATACAGATTTAAAGGCGTTTGCTAATGTACTTCCTCCTGATTTAAACTTCTCAGCTAATTCTCCTGGTAAGTTTTTGAACCACGTCTTCATGTTGGTTAGCCATGTACCAAACTTAATAGATATGTCAGTAATCCAACCAGTGAACGCCTTTGTTGTCCTAATGTTCCAGTCTTCAATACTTTTAATCATATCACCTAAGAATGTGTTTTTCAAATTGGTTTTGATTGAATCAGATATGCGATCATACATACCTTTAATACCATTCCAAGCGCCTTCCCAATCACCTTTGAAAATATCACTCCAAATCTTGATTGTACTAGAAATGATAATCATGGTTGTTTCTATTGTTGCCATGATGAGCCCAAGTTTTATTTTCAGTGTTTCCCATAGTATTGAGAATGCTTCAATAATAATATTACTGTTGCGTTTTCCTGACCCACCGAAATTGTCTAATGCCCCACTAATAACTGCTAAATCGCCTGTGAGACGACTGAGCCAGTCTGCGAACTGTTGAAACAGTGGTAATAAATCGGGTGCTATAACGTCCTGCCAAATCTGAACTAAGTCTTTCCATGCTTGAATCATTTTATCCAAACCATCTTCAAGGAGGTTTATTATTACCTCTTTTACAGAATCAAAAGCCTTCATAATATTTTCTTTAGCTGTTTCTAGTGCTGCTATATCTTCTTGACTCATTCCTAATGAACGGAGTAAGGAGTACCCTTGCATTTGGGTAGCTTCATCACCAGTAAACAACTGCCAGAAACCTTTAATATACTGGGTTAATACTTCACCCTTCTCCTTAACTTGTGTGATGAAATCATCTAACGCCCAGATACTTTCCCAACTGAACCCCATCATGTTTAAAATGTGTTGGTCACTTACTGTGTCCTGTCCAGACCACATTTTACCAATAATATCTTTTAAATTTGAGATGAAGTTACTAACAAAAAAGAAAAAGAAATCTAGTGTTTTCATAGCATTAGGTAATGTATTATTGAAGAAATTCTCAATTGGTTCTGTCATCCCACCAGTAAACTCTTGTGCCCATATAGCTATTGAGTTTACCGTTCCTTTCACCCCATTAGTAAAGGCTTCCCATGCTGTAGTATTAGTCATGGTGTTATTCAAATCTTCTGCACTACCCTTAGTTTCACCAAAGGAAGTACTAGCTCCTGCCATTGCTTTGATTACTTTAAGTGAGTTATCTTCACCTAGTGCAGACCAAACTGTACCTGCTCTATTTAGGGCGTCATACCCACCTTCCATATTCGCAAAGTCATTCATCATAGCCTTAACTACTTCACCCTGAGTGGCTTTTCCGTTTTTCCACTCATTGAATAAGTTCCTTGTGGATTCGCTGAACATGTCTGCATTTTCTTCAAAACGTCCGTCTGTTAATGATATACCCATCTCTTTAATTAAATCATTTACTTTGTCTAAGTTATATGCTCCACCGTCTAGACCAGCTTCAAGTAAACTAAAGGTTTCCTCTGCTGTAAATCCCATTTGACCAAATAATTGAGAGTATTCAGCCATATTGTCCGCTAATTCATTTGATTGATTCAATCCTTTTTGTGCGCCTGCTGTCAGTAAGTCAAAAGCTTCTTCAGCACTGATACCAAAGTTTTCCATCATACGTGACGCACCACGCATGGTCTCATTCACATCTGTATCAAATGTTTTACTGAATGATATTGCGTATTTAGTTAATTGTTTCAATCCTTCTGGTGTGACTTTTTTACCAGCTGTTTGATAGACCTGTGTAATAGCCTCTTGGGCTTCTTCCAATGAGTCTACCATTCCTGACTTTACTAACTCATTGGCAAAATTTAGGAACTGTTTAGATTCACCTTTCGTAATTCCCATTTTACCCTGAAATCTATTTGAGGCTTCCACTACTTCATTGAATGATTCTTTCAGAGCGTTTGCTGCCTCAGTTGCCATATCTAGTGCTTTTGTTGATATAGAAACAGCTAAACCGGTTGCCAATGCGCTAAATTCTTTAGTGGCATTTTTAAAACCAGCTTCCGCTTTATTACCTTGTTTACCTGCTTCTTCAAGTGCGTCTCCAGCTTTATCTACTTTATCGTCTACATTAGAAGCTTCTTTTTTCAACTCAGATAGTGCGCTAGTTACTCCATCTAAACGTGTATCTGTGTTTTTTGCTGAGCGTTTGAACTCTTCTAATTTAGTCTGTGCTTGTGCTACTTGTGTAGATGATTCACCAAATTCTTGAGCCATTTTGTTTATTGCTTGTTTTTGTGATTCAATGGCTTGCTCTGTCAACTCTGCTTGTTTTGTCAATCCACGTTGTTTTGCTTCAAGCTCTCCAGCTTTATCTCCAGCTTCTTTGAATGCTTTAATTTCATCATTCATTGCTTTTTCATTGTCTTTGATTGCGGAAGCGTATTTATCCACGCCAGCACTAGCTAGAATGTAAGCTTGTTTCGTTGAATCAAGTTCTTTTGATAGCTTGTTGTATTTAACAGTAGCCGTATTAATTTGAGTTGTAACATTAGCTACTTGTTTAGATTCTTTTCCGTAGGTTTGAATATATTCCTCTCTACGTTTTTCCAATAATTGTATTTTCTTTGCTTGTAATTCTGTGGTATCAATCAATCCTTGTTGTTTGCGTGATAAGTCTTCAGCAGAGGCTCCAGCCTTATCAAATGTTGACATAGTTGCCTTCATGCTTGACTCTGACTGTTTTAAGGCTTTATTTAATTTATCTAATGTATTTAAAGACTCATCAAACCCATCAAAACCAATGCCAAATTTCATATTTCCTATAGGTCTATCTTGTGCCATGCATTTCACTCCTTTTGCTTGCTTTCTTAATCTATTATAACATAAAAAGAGACACTCTAGCGGTGTGCTAAAGTGTCTCACCTTTTACTTTTGCCATATCTTGTGGACTCATAAATGTACCAAAGAAATCTATTGGATCTTGCAGTTTTTCTTTTTTAGGTTTATTGTCTTTTGTAAATAGTTCCATTAGTAAATTATAATCTGCGTTGTTAATTTCTGATAGAGACCATGTTCCAGACTCACTGGATAAAAGGTCAGTGTACATTTTATCCATTGCTTCAAGATGTTCCTCCCAACTTATTTCTGAGAGGTCTTTTTCTCCTTTTTTGCTGGTGCTGCTTGTCCACCACCAATAGCGTCAAATACGCCACCCAGTACTTCTTCTAGTTTATCTGCTTCAACTCCATCAATGATGGTTTCAAAGTTTACTTCTGGATTGTCAAATACATCCGCCACTAACATAACCATTGCGTCAATTTGTTCTAAGGGTGACATTTCTTCCTCTCCAGATTGTACCTTTTCCATACGTGCTTGGAATTTCATCATTTCACGCATTGAACGCACCTTAACTGATTTTTGTTTAAACTCTTTTGTTTTTCCGTCAATTTCTAATTTTAATGTAATCATTTCAATTCCTCCAATTTTTAAATTCTTTACTAGTTCATTATAACATAAATTCACTTACTTGTGCAAATAAAAAACCTAGTCAATTAAGACTAGGTTTAAGGGTTAACCTGCTGATACGTTGTTAACTTTGTTGATGAATTTGTCTAGTGTTAACTTAGAACCATCTTCCACACCACTCATGTATGCAATACCACGTGAGTCCGTTACAAATGAACCTTCAATTGTTTCTGTGTTTGGTTCTGTTCCACCAGATTCTGATGTGTTCAAGGCTAATTCTGGATGTGAGAAACGTCCTTTTGTCAAACCAAGGAACATCTTCTTACCATCTGCGGTGCTTGATACAAATACTACTGACACATACGGTGCTTCTGTATCTTGTCCAACCGTTGCTACACCATCTGCGTCACGAGTGATACCCATAACACGCTCGTAAACGTTGTTTTTATAAAGGTCAAACACGTTTAATGAGGCTGTTAACTCACCAACACCTTTTGCTGATACCCAAATAGGTACATTTGACGCATATACGGTTGTTTGGTCTGGTGAAATTCCTGAGATACTTGCTTCAATTGTACCTCCACCTGTTTTATCAATTACTAACTGGTCTACGCCTTCTCCGCTTACTTTTGGCACAGAGATAATGGCTTTTTCAAATCCGATTAAAGCGATAATAATCACGTCCTTTGTTTTATTTTGTTTCTATAGTAATTATAGCACATTATTAAGTGTTTGTGTTTAATTACAAGACACGCTGAGATAATACATAACGCTTAATAATCCTGCGTCCTTCTTTCAAGTCCTGGTCTTGTGTTTCTTCTGTGTATGCACATTGAATACCTTGCTCTCGCATGACTTTATCAAGTAGAAAATAGTACTTGTTTGATTCTTGTACATCACGCACCCACACGTCTACCTGAACGCTTGTTGTTAGATAATTAGGTTGTTCTGAGGCATAATCTACATAGTCACCAGATAGTTCTACGATACGCCCTAATGGATAAGGTGGATTTACTTGTTTTTCTTCTTCAATCTGATTGACAAACCAGTTTATCTCTGGGATAGATTCTTCTAATACTTCAGCAATCATTAAAATTGGTAATTTCATTATTTTAACCTCCTCATCATTTCTGATTGAATAATATCTGCTACTTTGTTTTCTATGTCTCTCATTGTTTTTTGTATAAAGGCTTGTGGTGGTTGTTTAATCGTCCCAAACTCCACAAAATGCGCGCGCCAGGCGACTTGCTTGTCAAAACCAACTTCTGAAACTGGTTTATTTACTGTTGGTTTACTATAGACAATGTGGTCTCGCATATGTGTTTTTGTATCATAATCAATTGGCGTCCTTGTCTTCAACTGTTTTGACGCATATTCTCCAGCCACTTCTACCGCTTTGACGGCGGCTGTTTCAAATTGCTTTTCCGTTTTCCCTATAGCTTTATAAGCTGAGCTAAAATCAACATAATTCTTTTTCATAGTTAATCCTCCACTTGTTTACATACTAATGTAGTGAAGTCTCTATCAAATGAACCCTCCAGAATATCTTCTATTCTGTATTGTTTACCTTTGAACTCAATACGGTTAGACTTTGAAACCAATTGTCCTGTATCATATCTAATAATAAAGTTTGTTGTATTGGCTAGCGTTGTCCCATAAGTATCTTGATAGTCTTTGAAATACTGCTGTTTGACGGAACACCATATTTTTCTATCTGGATTCCATGTTTCAATCCACTCAAAGAACTCATTTCGTGAACGCGTTTTCACTAGTAGTGTAATCCGCTGGTTCAGCTTGGATGTCTTGATGTTTGCCATTATACAACACCCCTCAATTGATGAATCATTGCTGTAATAGTAAATGGTACTTGTTGTTGTAGTGCGTTGGTTGCTGGCACACGATTTTCATACCATAATGACACAAGCATGAATATTAGGGTATTTGTTTTTGGGTCATCTGGTAATACGGTTACTTCAATACTACCCAATATATAGAGTTGTGCTGCTCCAAGTAACATTTCTAGGTAGGCGTCATCCTCATCATAGTCAATACGTAAATTATTTTTAATTTCTGCTACTGTTAACATTATCTAACCTCCTTAAAGAAGGGGGTAACCCCTTCCTATTCTGCTAATGTTGTAAATTCTGGAACATCTACTTTTGCTGACTCTTTACCGTCTTCAACCGCTGAAATCTTCAAATTATATTGTGTTGATGCTGTTAAATCAGTGATTGCTAACGGTGAAGCTCCTTCTTTGATTACTTGTTCTCCGTTATATACTTTGAATGTACGTGTCATTTGACAACTCTCCTTTTCTATTTTATAATAAAAAGGTGAGTGAGCATAATCGCTTCACTCACCTAATGTTACACTGCTGTGATAGTAACGCCTGTTGCAGTAACGTCTTGAGTTGCTACGTTACTAGGCGTTGTTACTTTACCGCTGGCGCAAGAGTTAAGAATTTACCAGCTGCTGCGTCTACTTTTTTAACGTCAAAACGCATTGCTGCTGCTAGAATTTCACCATAATGTTGATGTTCTTGCCAACGGACTGCCATTTCGTTACGGTCAAAGAATGATGTAAATCCAGCTGGATCACCTAAGAATGCTACTTTAGCTCCTGCTGAACCGCCTAGCAATTTATCAGATAGTACAGTCACATTCAAACCAAGTAGAGATTTTCCTGATTGAGCAGTGATTGAAGGTTGTAACAGGTAACGTCCTTCATTGTCTTTCATTAAGTCTACTTCATTGTAGAATGATTGAGATACAATAAACTGTAAGTTGTATGCTGGGTCAAACTCAGTATTGATGATTGCTTTGATTTCATCCAAATTCTTAACAGTTTTAGGTGTTGCTGTTTTCAAGTTTTCAACAATTTTAGAGTTTGCTGTGTTCAATGCAATGCGTTGAATATGACGTGCAATTAAAGCGCCCAAATCTTCATCTGAATCGTCTAAAGATTCACGAGAAACTGGAATTTGTCCACGATAAGTATCAACATCATATAATACATTGTCAAATTGTGGTTTGTCCAAGTCTGGATTTGCTTCAAGTTCTTCAACAGTGTGCATTACTGCTTCTGTTGATTTCAAAATAGGGTATTTACCTGTAGGTGTGCTTACTTTCACTGTTTGAACTAGATTTCGTAAATCCACAACTGTTTCAGGTAACATTTTTGTTTTTGTGACAATATCTTGAGGGATAATAGCACCCACATCCGTTGATTTTACACCTTCTGGAAGCGCTCGCAAGTCCATTTTAGGGTTATGAGAACGTACATAATTTAAAAATCCACGAACTTCTGTTTCTGGTTGAGAGATTTCTTTTCCATCTAACACTACTTTTTCCATATTTTTTTCTTCTCCTTTTTGCTCTAATGAGCGTTTTTCTTCATCTTTTTGTTTTTTCTCTGGTTCTTTTTCTTCTTTTTTTTCTGGTTCTTGCTCTTTTGGTTCTTCTTTTTCTTCATCTTTTGTTTCTTCAACGGTTTTATCTTCGTCAGGCTTTTTGTCAGAAGCTTTTT